GAGTGGACCGCATATCTTCTCGATCGGTTCTACATGGAAGCGACACTTCCAACCCGCAATGCGTATCGTTGACATCCAGTCACACTATGATCTGTGTCTCGGTGATATTATCCTCACTGGTTATTCTCATCTTGTGTCGAATCTATCGACATCTCGTCACGGTTGGCATCTCGATGACGATGGTACACCACCACCAAAGAGTGGAGTCCATGTAGACTTGGTCCAGACTCACACTGGTGGTAAAAATGATACCAAAATTGTTCAGGAGAACATCATCATTCGGTATGTTACTGAGTGGGATCGAAATGGTGGACAACAATTGTTCGGTTCGTTCGGAAGAAACGATCTAGAGGAATCTGAATTCAGAAACTTTGCGTTCGTAGGAAACCGAATCGCTCAGTGGGCAGGTATCGATGACGAGAACTACCCCGGAGTTAGACGTGAAGATGGTAGTCTTGTCGTTGGACGAGCAAGAATGTTTGCATGGGGTGTACACAACACTCGCAACTGCTTGTTCCAAGACAACATCATGTTCGGTAAAGGTAACTGGAACGGTATTGAAACCAAGAACAAGTACACAGGAGAAGAAGTCGAAGTCCAATACCCATTTGAAAATGGTTACGGATCTCCCATGTACACCAACGTCATGTGGCGAGACAATTATCGTACACCAGATAAGGAAGAGTATTTCATGCCGACTCCAGATGCTACATCAGGACAGGGAAGTGGTACACCGGAGGAACTTCGATTCGATCCGGAAACGATGACCTTGCCTTGGACGAGTCCTGCTACGGGTGTTCACTATGAAGGAGATGCATCTAAGTTAGCAAGTCACAAATGGAATGACTACGCCAACAACGATGATATACTAGAGAAGTGGGATAAGTAAAATTTAAACACTTTACAGAAACACCGGTTGGGGGACATCTCCAACCGGTGTTTTTAATTAATAAAATACAAAATTTATACAAAAAATAGCATATTTAGCCATATATACTATGATGTCAAAAAACAAACTAGTAGCATATGCAGTGAGCTTGCTAGTCGTCATGAACCAACTCTCAGGCTGTTCTACATTAGAAAAGTCTTCACAAAAACCCACAGAAAATCAAACAGAATCACCACCAGAATTTAAACCATTCATCCCTCTTGATGATAATGCGTTTGGTTTTGTAGGATCTCTACGTCGTTCAACAGGTAAAGTTCTAGGTTCCGCTGTTCTGATAGAAACAAATGTTGCACTTACTGCGGCGCACTGTTTAATTGATACCGATATTTCATACGTAGAATTTGCTGGGAAAAACTACCCAATCGACTACACCATATGCTACGAAGACGGAACACATATAAACCACGACATTGGGTTAGTATTTCTAACAGAAAATGTTATTGGAGTTAATCCAGTTAGCAGAATTGATGACGTTATTAGTAGCATAAAAAAATGGGATTATGTTACAACAATTGGCTACTCTAGGGGATTTAAAAAGGCATCGTCACTCAGCACATTTCGATACTACGGTGTTCTATACAACGAAGAAAATCAAATCAAGATGCTACCACATAATGGGAGTATCTGGTTTGGTGACTCTGGTGGTGGTTTATTTTGGTTTGGTCCCAAAGGATTTCAATTAATAGGAATCCTAATCAGCTTTTCACAGATTGACGGAACAATCATAGAAAATTCATCTACTCGTGTTGATTGTTATCAAAATTGGATAGATCACGAAATAGAGAAGAATAAAGAATTAAATTCTTAAATCATAGTATATTTTATATTATCATATAAACACTTACAAACAAAATACGCATCAACAATATCTGATACGGGGTTAGTTACGCCTGTTTTGTCTGGAGTTATAATTTTAGCTAGATTATGAGTTGTTTCCCGGTGAAAAGCACTGTGCATGTCAGCTTTATTTGCATTACCTTTCCCACAAGCTCTCTTCTTAACTTCAGACGGAGTTATAACTTCTACTGGAATATTATTCTGAAAGAATTTATATTTTAGTATGCCAGTATTTTCTGCAATATGGAATACTCTACCCTTTGCACCATAGGCATATCCCTCTAAACCAACTTGATCACAACCATAGCAAACATCGGCTGCCCATGCGGAAATTGTATCATATCGTTCACAGTCGTGATTATATTCTTCAAAAACACTACCATGTATATTTGACAAAAAAGTCTTTGCATATTTTTTAGTATCTGTAAGATAGTAAAATTTACATTTATTAAAAGAGAAAGTATCGGTAATTTCTCCCCTATAAACACAAATTGCTGGACCACACAATGAATAATCGATTCCGGCTATTAACATAATTTTTCCTTCTAAGTAGTTATATTAAATAAATACATCAAAAGAGGAGAAATAAAATGCCAGTAATTAATATCACTAGAAAAAGTATTCGGTACAAAATAAAGAACATCAAGAGAGTATATTCGTATTAAAAATAACAAGAGGGGACTAACGTCCCCTCTTGCACACGGATAGAGGGTGATCCAACCCCCCAGTATAATATAACTTTATATATTAAAAGCTAACAGTCAACATGCTCTTGATGAGATACTGTCCGTCAGTGGTGGAAGTTTCCCATCCAGTATTGGTAAGATCATACCCAGAATCGACTGCGTTTAGCGCATACCCGAAAGAGTTGGTCCACCTTACATTGGAATTAAAGATAACATTCGCACCAATAGTAGCGAGATTTAGATCCGAATTGACGCCATCCATGACACCATATTCGTACTGACCAAATAGCTGTACGTCATGGCTAAGAAGATAGCTGGCAGTACCAACGACAGAATAATTACTCCAACTGTCGTTGACTCGGTTCGACGCAACATAAGCAGCATCAAACTTAAATTCGCCACACTCTACACCAGCATCAAACGTAAAGCTATCGTAACTATCGGTAGCAGTCTGTTCGTTTGCAAATGCACCACCAAGAGTGATGTTCTCAAAACCATCATATTCTACGCGTCCACTAAGTCCGTAGTCATTGTCACCAAAGCTACTGTTGTCAGTGTTAAAACCATCATTGTATGATGCGTAGAAAGAAAAATCATCGAAGCTCTTGCTGACTTCGATACCCTGTGACCAACCTTGGCCATATGTGAGGGCTGTGACAGTATAGTCACCAGTGACAAGCGTGGTTGGATCAGAGACGTACCCGCTATAGAAGCTGGTAACGAACTGCCCCGCCTTCACATCAAAACCACCGATGTTCTTACTGAGGAAAGCATCCTTCAGTACAAACTCGGTGTCACTCCACTGACCACTTACTCCATAGTCAAATCCATAAACCTCACCCGAAAAGGCAATTCGAGCACGATCAATGTCAAATCCCCGAGTTGTTTCGTTTGATCCACCAGCGTTCCATAGATAACGGAACTGAATGAAACCAGAAACATCCACGGTGACGGGAGATTCTTCAGACTTGAGACTCATGTGAGTCATCGAGTCTTCGCGAACACCCATGATAAGCTCATGGACATTTACGTTTTCGGCTGCACCAGTCATAAGAGGTGCAGAAAGAAGTACTGTTGCGATATTAATCATAGTAGATCTCCTTTAGTGGCTTCAGCCACCCCAAGTAGTAACTGAGTCCCAGATGGTTGCGATCGCATCTCGGAACCAGAGGACACCATCCCATGCGAATGGGACAAGGGCGAGACTGATGAGGAGGGATCGGGTAATTCCAATCTTTCCAAGCCAGCTCTGTACAAAATCTTTACCGCAACCTGCGGCGGGGCAATCTCCAGTAGTTTTACTCATAGGTTTCTCCTTGTATAAGAGTATAATGTGTCCATGCTCCGACGAACACACTGGATTAATAAAAGTTCTATTGTATCATGAATTAGTTGTTAAGTCAACTACTTCACATGAATTTCCTGAACAAGCAAACGTCTGCGTTCCCGCTGTATTGTCTTCTTGTTCGTACTCTCCCAATCTACTCCAATCCACATCTTGTGGCATGGAAGCTAAAAGTTCTTTGTACTCTTCATCAGTGCAATCCTGATAAGGAGCTTGTCTATATGTATGATCCGAGAATGGTAAGAATGATACACCGGAGACATCATCAAAATGTTCCCACACCCATGCCCCAACTTCCATCCACTCAGACTCTTTGACTGAAACGGTTATTGATGGTTTGTGTTCACACCAAAACTTCTGATACTTTAACCAAAGTTCCAGTTGTTCTAGCGCAGTAAGATCCATACGGAACACTGCATTTTTTGGTGCCTTCATTGGGAATGAAAATACCATTGTATGTTCTGGCTTCATCACATCAGGTTCACATGGAAATCCAATTTCATCCATAAATGTACATAATGGATCTTTGATATCTGCACGAACAGTACGAATATAATTTGGGTTATGTCGAGCATGAATCCCAGAAGCAGCGTCAACTAACTGAGAGACAGTTCCACTAGGTTTTACGCATGTAATAGCAACAGATTCATTTATTCCAATATTCTTTGCTGTCTTCTTGTTCTCTACTATTGCGGTAGTCTTCAGATGCGTTAGAAGCTCTTCTAGTCCCTTAGACTTACCGTTAGTGAGCTTACAATCCATGATACCTGTCATTGATACACCAAGAAGTCGTTCATCTTCACAATTACGTTCCCACTCACTTGACAGATACTTAAAGTTAGTTAGAGTTGACTGCCAAGTTCCCAGAATCGTAGCAAGACGCACTTTGCGTTCAAGGGATTCTTTCGTATCGTCTCCACGCACAACAATCTCGGTGAGGTTACAGAATTCTTTATCACGGAGAATGATCTCACTACATGGGTTGGTACCAAATTCATGATCAGTTTCTCGCAATCGATAACCATCACCCATAGATTCTCTATGATTATTTGCATGTTCAATTTGTTTCTTGGCCGCATCTCGATTGAAGATACCACGCTCACCGGACTTACTCTTGTAGAGTGAAACCCATTCCTCCATAAACGTACCAATCTCAGGCTTCTCTCTATATGCTACTGAATTATTCGATAATGCTCTTTGTGGGTCGGAAACCCACCACTGTCCGTGCTTCGCATCACGCATCCGTTCATCGGTAAGCGACGAGAGTGAGATAAGGGCACTTCTTCGTACTCCCCCAACCACGACAATTTCAGCAATCTTACAGATGACATCATGACACTCGATTGATGTGAGTTTTCTTCCAGCAGCTTTCTGATAGGTATCCACCGTGAATCGGAATAAATCGTCCAATGGCTCCGGACCCGAAGCTCTACCACCGAAAGTTTTGAGTTTTGCTCCGGCAGATCTAACTTTAGATAAGTCCCATTTCGGAATCTGACCTCCAATAAGAAGGGAGTTGAGTTCCTTATATGCTTTAGCCCAACCCATCTTACTATCCTGTACAACAATGGTCGTATCACTATCTTCAAATTCTTCTGCAATTGTAGGAAGTTTCTTAAGGAAATCACGTTCGACACTAAACCCAACACCAGTACCACACATAAGTACATATAAAATTTCATCAAAGGCACGAACTCTACCTGAACTAGCAAAGGAACAATTATATCCTGCAATGTTGTCTCGCTTAAGAGCTTCTCCGGCCGTCATGAGTGCTCTCATCGAAGGCATGACTTCTAGGTTAAGAACAGCAGTTTCGAGTTCTTCTCGTTCCTTCTTTGATACATTGTAATTATGAAACTCCTTAAGGTGTTCCTCAAAGAAGTTAAAATAACGACTAACAGTTTCAGACCAAGTCTCTCTCCTGCCTATTTCCGGTAACCATCTAGAGTAACGGGATAGGTGAATAAACGACTGATATAAACTTGGTAACTCTGTACTCATAACAAAAATCTCCGACTATATTGTATAAAAACACTATTATATATGGTTTATTTAATAAGTAAACATAAAAAACTAATATCCATACCCACCAGATGATGGTGGTGACATTGGTGGTGGTGACTGACGTGGCGGTGATGACTGACGTGGTGGTGGTGACTGACGTGGTGGTGTGGGCGTCGATGGAGTCACCGGATCAGGTTCTGGTGATTTGGTTTTTGTAGCTACACTTGACAGTTTAATGCCCGAACTAAGTGATATAACCTCTCTATCAGCGGATGTAGCGTTATCTCCAATAATACCAACGCGAGCTTGAGTAACATCACGATCAATTGGTCCACGAGAAGGATACCACACCAAACTATCCGAATCAGCAACCCTATATGACATTGCGCGAACAGTACCGTCATCCAGAACAATGTAATATATGTCTGCGTGTGCGGCCGCATATTCAATTTTTCTTCCTGATTCATCGTTCAAATTTGCATCTAATATGGTTAAATTTGCAGAATTCATAACATATGTGCTATCACGTCTATATTCTCTACCCAAAGCATCTGGATATGGAATACACTCTAAATTATCTTGATTGATAAAGTTTCTTTCATTAATTCTATTTGGAACCCTAAAATCCTTTAGGAAATTGGGATCATTTCGCAATTCATCTGGAATATTATTTGATAATTGACCTGAGTTTGCCCAAAATGAAAAGTTCTTTTTAATGTCGATCAGAGGATTACCCTCTGCATCAAACAAAGATGGATCTAATATTCGCTCTGAAGCGTTTCCACCCAATGCTTGATCGAATACATCCCAATCAATTTCTTCATTGTCTGGATCATCTGTACCAAAAAAGTTAGCTTCGAGAGCACCATACTGCTGTCCACCCTCAGATTCACCTTGTTGAGAAAATCCCCTGTAGTATGGATGAAGCGCACCCGATTCATGTGCTGGTATTCCGGGTAGGTATGGTGGTTGCATTGGTGTTGGATTATCGGCTGGTCCGGGTTCTGCAAAAGGTGTAATACTCGGGGGATTGCAAAATCCGGGATAACAGACACTCCCCTGAAATAATTGCCCTCGACTCGCATAAATAGATCCGATCATAGGAATACCGTCAGGGTAATTTGAATCTGTTTTAGATGGGTATATTTTACTGTCCCAAGTATTGAGGATTGGGTTAAATAAACCATTGGCTCTATTGTTTGGGTTTAATTTAAAGTTGTTTAAATTGCCTCGGTTAAAAAACAGATTCCAAAATCGAATGTCATCATATGTCCTCCATGGTTCATAATCAGGAACAACATTTACACCTCGCGGCTTAAAATATACCGGGTGTGGTACTGTAAAGAAATCTATATCTACACTATCACCAAACTCAAAACTTCCTGGTCCAGCAGATAAAAATGGTTCAGCAAATTCCACACCTTTCCATTGTTTTGCAGTTATGTAGGCAATCTTATCATTATTCGAGTGAATTACAATGCCAGATCTAGTACCCCCAATGTTTCTGGGTGGAATATAATGTCTATTCCCACCTTCTGTCCTAACAAATAATTTTTCATAATTAACTGGATCAAAAGATGTTGTTTTATCGGGATTGTTTGTTGCATTTTCGCGGTATCCCCATAGAGAATCATCTAGTGGATCAATATCAGGAGAGTATACATGTGTGGTCAATCTCGGAGACAACTTTTTCGCAAGCGAATTTATTAGATTAGCATTATCGAGTTGCATGACACCAAGGTGCATAATACCAGGCCTATAATTTGGAACGACCTCATCATCACTAATAACCAAAGGACTTAAACCACCATTTGGAATACCATAAACAACAGTAGAAAGATGTTCGAATGTATCACTCATTTGATAAACAGGGCATCTTTCGCCATTTGAGTCTTTTGGTATTTCCCTCAATGATGCTGTTAGAAACCTAAGAATCGAATTATCTTCGTGAATCGGAGAGTTTGTTTCCGGATCAATCATTATACTTTCAGGTCTTGTGTAATCTCTATACTTAGCAGCAACCCGGTGTGGATCTCCATTCAGAATAAGTCGAATGAATTCATCGTTAACCCGCTTATCATAAATTGGTAGATCTTCTGCGTTTGGATCAGTTGGATCTGATGGTAGTGTATATCCAATTTCAATGAAAGTTCTTTGCATATCAACAGTTATCACTCCATCAAACCCAAGCCCTGGCGATGATGTCAAAAAACCACCGCCGTCTTGTGGAATATGACCAGCTTTCATGTACAGCGGATCTAGATCAGAATTGGGCACACCATTCGAATCATATGAACTGTACTTGGTCCTCTCTATAAATCTAGAATAAGATTGCCCCGTGTCTGGAATGGAAACTGTTCGCAAATTTGGAGAAATTGTGCTCTTAATTTCACGAGCATAAAGCTTACCGTTATCATCAATTGCGAATACAGTAACTCCCTCACCAGTAAGAGTACTACCTACTGCTTGAACTGATATAAACACAACATCTTCGGTATCAACTAAATGTCCGCTATCATCCATCCAAAAATACTTTTCTGAACTCATATATGGGAACGAATTTAAATCCAACGGAACACCATTAGAATCCAAATGTTCTGACCAGTCTACTTTTCTATATTTCTCTGGGTACCATATGAAGAAATTCCTAACGAATGATTTTTCAGCACCGTATGATGTAGTTGAAGCGTTCGGTGTGGTGTTCGATAGCGGAGTACAATTAGATAGAACATGAATCTTACCCTCTTCATCTAAAAGAATAGCAAGTTCATTACCGGCCATGGCCATTGATTTTATTTTTAAATCTTCATCGTAATATTCAACTGCTGATGCTAAATGAGTATAGTTAGGATTACCCGACTCATAAACGTCTTTAAATTTTTCATTTAAAAATAATCTAAACAAGTGGCCAATATTCGCAATGGGTTCTGCCAGATATTTGGTTATTCTATCAGTATAATTTAAACCTAAAGATGCACTTTCCTCATCTCCAGTCCAGTCAACAGGCTCTGCTACAAATTTTTCTGATGCTGGATTGAAAATAGAATGATATTCGATACCCTCTGTCTGTACGCCTTTTTTGTTAAATAGATATTTGTCGAATAAAGATAATAAACTAAAAATTGGTGGTTGCAATGCAAATGAGTATGCACTACTTACCTGTTTTATTTTACCCTCTTGATCTACATACAAACCATTATCAAAACCAGTCGAGAATGTTTGCTCTTTTGCGTCTTGAATTTTTCCAGTGTCATCATTTCGGTAAGATCCATACTTATAAAAAGTAGGTCGTTTTGGTATTCTTTCTGTTAAAGTGACTAGATCAGGAAGTTCACTACTAGCCAGTTCAGGTAGAGCTAGATTATATGTTCGTCTCACCACAGGGCTACTTTGATCGTAGATCAGATTAACTCCGGGTATCGTCTGTATAGATGATAGATCACTAATCGTGGCGACATTTGACTCGTATGAGCCATTAGGCACGAAATCAGCATTACCATCAGAATTACCATCAAAACCAAACATATCAAAGTTAGTCTCGTCAGCTCCCAATTGTTTCTTGTTGGTTGTCGCGGCACCAGCTAAACCTATTAATTGAAATAAACCATGTGAATTTTCCAATGGGGTTGGCCAACCAGTCCCACTTGCAATACCACCATCAAATCTATCTGAGAACAAACTAAGACTATATTCACTCTGACTAGAATCGACTGAAGTCGGATTATCATTCAGCAGAACTAATCCACCATAAATATCACCCTCAACATAGCGTTTTAAGATAAGCTGTGGGTTCTCGATCTCTGCATCACCACCAAGTCCACCATGTCCAAATGTATGTACCATTCAATTCCCCTTTACTTAGTTACTTCTCTGTTTACAACAAATCTACCCTTGAGAACTTTTATGGTTTCATTTGAAGGGTTGATAAATTCTAGATCATAGAAGTGTCTACCGAAAGGCATCTCAGATGTGGTCAGGGCATCCATTGCCACAAAAACACCACCTGTCGAATTACCATGTGTTGATCCTGTAGATGAGGCATTAAAGTAAATACCCCCAGTTCTACCAGCACTAATTCCACCAGTAGATGTAGATTGGAAAAATCCGATTGTCCCACCACCGATAATCGAAGCACCAGCACCAGTTGGTCCTGTTCCTAAAAGATACACAAGCATATCATCCGAACCAGCGAATTTACGAACTTGCATTTCAGCTTTCTTATAATTATTCAAATCTATGAGATTATCATCATTATCAGTAAACTGAAAATACAATCCAAATTTTTCACCTTGATCTATTTCTATGTCGTAGTTTTTTTGTGCCATAATAGTTCCTTTACTATGTATTTATAGTAAGGGCTTTCCATGAAAATGGGAAGAGAGGTTGTATAATATCACCAATTACTCTCGCATATTCACGGATCTCCCACTGTGCGTGATCATCAGACCTTTGACTATAGAATCTAGCATATGCTGCAAGTGATCCTGTCCAGTACCATTCCGTGTACATTGCTTGTGGTAAAATGAAACGTGCTTGCTCTGGAGCAACACCAGAATCAAGTAGTTTATGATATGCATCCAAAGATGCATTAAGTGAATCAGAGAACGCTCGTATTGTCGCTGAGGGTAAAGCTACGAAATCGTCACTACCCTGCTTTGCACCGTTCGTTGGTTGACCTCTCCAGTGAGGTAAATAAAACTCAGGCTCATGCGAAACATATCTTCTGCTAATTTCATTCTCAACAAATCCCTGCTTGTGCTTAAAGAACTGAGTTCTAATTGACACGGGAGCTTTTATTCTCAACGTAATCTGTGGATGTGCAAAGGGTGTCCAGTGCTTATTTTTTGCTAAGTATCGTATGAGTTTTTTATCAGATTCAGACAAAGTTTTGAACTCATTGCGAAGTTTATCTGCCTGCCAATTTGATCCCTGAATCTTTTTCATAGCCTCTTCATCATATGCCCACTCACTTTCTTTATTGAAAGAAACACGAGCAGCATTTACCACAGTGAGATCATTACCCATGTGATCAACCAATTCAACATGTCCTGCATTTAAAATCTTAGTCACGTTCATCATCTCCATAAAAAATATCAAAATCTTCTAATTCAGTATAACTTTTAGCATAATCAACCGCTCTTCTCCATAAATCAGAATCGTTCTCTTTTACGTAATCTGAAAAATGATTTGCAAATTGAATTGTTGCCTCCAGAAAAACATCATCGGGAATATCTTCTTCCATCATATCTTTCTCCATTTCATTAATTTTAGTTTAGCTTCTAGCCCCGTGTAAATATTCTGATCAATTATACTTTTAATCTCCCTATGTGATCTCGTGTATATCATATCATTAATATCTTTTTGCTTTACATTTTCTGGCCAGATACAAACGGAACATTTTTTCTCTATGAGACGTTCCATGTAGTTTATAATTTGTTTGTTTCTTGGTTCATTATCGAGAGCGTATATAACGTCACTACAATCAAACCGAGGATGTATTTTTTCAATCGCACCAGCACCAACCATCGCTATGGTATTTGGTATAAACAAACTATCCAGTGGTCCTTCAACAACATAAACTCGTTTCTTAGGGTTAGCTCTCCACATACCATACCATAATCGATCAATACTTTTATCAGCTTTCACTGTTATATAACGGGCAGTATGTCGAGCATTTTGTTCTGATTTTAAATTTAGAAGGCGACCCTGTGCAGCAACAAGATCACCTGTCTTATTAAAGAAAGGTATAATCAAACGCTCTTCCGCACCAAAGGCCATTGCTTCCGGATCCAATTTAGTCTGGAAAGATCCAAAGTCATCAGTATAATACAAAATATCATAATACTTTTCTGGTATCTTTCTCAACTTGACAAATTGTAAAGCTGGATGATCCTTACTTAGATCTTTAATTTTAGATAGGTTTTGCAATAGTTTTGGTATTGGTTTAAATTTTGGCTTTGAGTGTATTCCTAACATGTCTTCCTTTTCTGGTTCGATGAAATTAGATCTGTTGTTCTCACCAGACTTCCATCTTTCCATGGAATAATCTTTCATCAACAACGGCGAGACCATCTCTAAAAATCTATATAGGGAGTGTCCAGCACCACAATTGTGACATTTATAGAAAAAATCGTTACCTTTTTGAAAAAAGTAACCTCGTGCTTTTGTTTTATTTTTTTTCGAGTCCCCGCAAATGGGACATCGACAGTTAGCTAAATCATTCTTCTTCCAACTAAATTTATCTAGTTGAGGTGATACCAAATTGATAAATTTTTTATCAATGTAAGTAGTCATTAAATGCTCCAACTTTCAAATGAATTTTTTGATTCAAACTTAGAATCAAAGTTCTTACCATTAAATCCTGCACCAGAATCCTGACTTACACTTTGATTTGATTGTGTCAGATCACCAGATCCATGATCTACATCATACAGTTTCATTTTTCCTCTGTTAATACCAAGTAAGAATTTCTTATTACTAGCCACATCATTGTAGCGATTCTTCAATTGTTTAACCATGATTTGATTTAGCTCTTCCAACTCTTCGGTAGATATCAAAGCAATCATGAAATCTGCGGTAGCCGGAAGTCCAAATGATTCTGATGTATCCTCAAGACCAACATCACTATTATTAAATCCATTACGATTCACTTGTGTTGCAGAAAAAACAGGTACAGATCTTTCAACTGCCATACCACGAAGTTCTTCTGCGATCGCTTTAATATAAGTATAAGAATTCACGTTACTACCATTTTTCAAACGTGCTGAAGCACATATGTTCAAGTAATCAATAAAAATGATATCTGGTTTAAATTGCTTCTTCATCCACAACTCATCCAGTAAAGCACGAAAATGATTGACGTTTGCAGTCGCAGTAGGGTACTCCTTGACAATTAATTTACCCTTAATCTTAGATTTTAGATTATTTAATTTCTTATTATATATTGTTTTGGGTAGATCCTGAACATTATCAATAGTCATATCTAGTAAATTGGCATCTATTCTCTCTGCAATTCTTTCTTCTGCCATTTCACATGTAATGTACAAAACATTATTGTTTTGCGATAAACAATTAGCTGCATGGTGACACAAAAATAATGACTTACCAACACCCGTACCAGCCATGATTATGTTTAGCGTTTTCTGTGGTGTCCCACCGCCAGTTATCGTATTAAAATACTCAAGATCAAAAGGAACTTTTTGCTCCACTTTATGATAAAAATCATATCTCTCATCAGAATCTTCCAGATAATCATGTCCAACGTGAGTATCAAAAGAAACTGCCAACGCATCAGATAGAATTTCTGGTATTGCGTTTGAATTTTGTGTTTTAGATTCACCATCAATGATGTGAATTGATTCCATGATGGCATTATATACTGCTTTATCCTTACAAAAGCTTTCTGTCTGTTCAGTCAACCAAGAAAAATCAACTTCATCATCGGACAAACTGTCTAACATAGAAGCAATTTGTTTAAAATCATCTTCGGTTACAGTTTTAAGTTTATCAATTTCAATCAGAACAACTTCTTGTGTGGGGGCTGCATTGTAGGTAAGTATAAAATTTTGAACTATAGTAAAGGCTGTCTTTTCGTTTCTATCATGGAAATACTCCGCCTTTAAAAACGGAGTTACTTTCCTAGAATATTCTTCATTGTATAAAAGGTTCTGTAAAATGATTTGTTCAAGATTTTTTGTCATCACCCTCCTTTAAGAGTTCCCCATCTTCACCGGCAATAGATAACTGTTCATCTAGTACTTGAAAAAGAATGTTATTTAATACTTTATTGAGTTCTTCACTTTCATTAATGAAACCCGAAGCGTCACTTTCATTGAAATCTTGTTCATTTATGATATCATAATCATAATTAAAATTCAACTCTTCATCTTTTTCTTCAAAGTATACACCATCAAATCTAAATTGTAGACCTGTATATTCACCCTCAGTAATTTCAATCGGGACATTACCGTCAACATACTCATCCATATATCGGTAACTAACATTATCATTCACTTTTCTCTTCCTCCACCCCTCCAGTATCATGTGACGAATCACTTGTTCCATATGTAAATTCTTTCTGTGCGACTCTATCCAATTCTTGCATAAAATCTTCACAAAAGTATTTTTCCGGGTTCTTGTAGATTTGCTTTTCATATACTTTAGTACCATCTTTCAATTGGATTCTGTTTGAAACTTTACTTACCAATTCATACTTGAGGGCAAGATCAATTAGTCCATAGTAAGGATTTAGACCTTCGTCATAATTCAACAAAACGTCCACCATAGAATTTTCTTTGGTGAATCGACTCTTATATAGCTTACAGTGGATGATGTTTCCAATCACATCTGTTCCATCCTTAACTTTCTTCTTAGATAGGTACACAATAGTTGATGCTGCATATTTGAGTCCAGAACCACCACCCATTTCTTTCTGAGGAAACATAGAACCAATCACATCATATGTGTGGTTTGTCAGAATGAGTGGAATACCTGCTTTTCCTAACTTAAGAGTCAGAACTCGGAAAGTTGATTTGACCATCTGTGCTCGTGTCATATCACGAGTACCCTTACCATCGGCAGTGTCAGTAATTTCTTTATCGGTGCTCAACATACCAAGTGAGTCCAAGCAGATTAGCATAGGTTTTCTTTCTGACTTGGGTAGTTCAAGATATTTGTCAACAATTGTAATAGCTTGATGACGAAACTCTTCGATTGTTGCAACGGGGAACACAGCGACACGACTAGGATCAACTCCACGATCAGTGAACATATCTGATGTTACGGCTTGCTCAGTATCAAAATACAAAACTACCCCGTCACGATTGTCAGTCAGAAACTTATGTACGATACCGAGTGTAAAATAAGTCTTTCCCGTTGCAGATTCTCCTGCAATTGCGATAATCTTATTATTAGGAATTCCACCCCAAAGAGAACCAGAAAGCAAAGCGTTAAAAGCATAAGATCCAGTGTCAACGAATCCATCTACGTCCGCACCATCCAATCCATTTTGGACAATATTTGCATATTTGTTTCCACTCTCTTTCACAAAGTCATTTAAAAAATCGTTCATTAACATATCTCCTACTTCTGTTGTTTAATAATGGATAGAATTCTACCAATGTTATCGCGATCACTTGCTAAACTACCAATTTCATCTAGGGAAGTTTCCTCATCTGCATATGATTCTCTTACACTATTACTTATCTCAGTATGAATTGTAGATAAGTAATTTTCCAAAAATATTAAGTCTTTATATTCAATAGTAATGTTCATGTGAAAAGTCCCTCTAGTGTTGCTTCTTCTTTAGACTTCCACCCAATTGCAGTAAGAATTGTTTGCAATGGATCCAAAAAACTTGTGGTGAATTGCTTATCATAATCAATAAATCTATGTAAGTCAAGTTCTTTAGGAATTTTAGTGGGGAAAGAAATTACCTTATCTCCCCTACCACCACCGATGGGATTTGGTTCCTTTAGGTAAATAAATTTAATTTTATCTCCCTCTTGTATTTTTTCATATTTATGACAAAGATTAGCTTTCTTTACAAAGAAATTATAAATCAAAGATCCCTTGACTGCAATTGGAGTTCCCTTGGAATATATGTTTGATGGAGAAGAATATTTTTCTAGATTTGAAACACTACGAGGAAATGCAATTTCTTCTGGATCAAACTTAAAGAAATTTGTTTCAAATTCAGATACAAATTTCTGAATAACAGTTTCATCTGTAGTAAGAATTAGGCGAATAACTTCTTTGAGTTTTTCGCGAACGACTGCGGGAGTTGAACTTCTAGTAGTTTCAATTCCCATGATCTTAAGTTTAGGTTCATCGTATCGAATCCCTTCTGAATCCCAAACATTTAACGCATATCGTTTCTTGGCGGTCCAAACACCTCTCTCAGAAATAACTTCTCTACCCATTTGCATTTTGTTTTCATAAGCATTCATCATCTTAGCGAGTTCATCGTAATTTTTGTCAATAAGAGGTTGGATAATCTTATCTGAACTTTCATCTAAGAAATTAACAATCTTATTTACATCAGTACATTCAGGAAGAAATCGATCAACCAATTTGCTCAGTCTAACATAAATCGAGTCTGTGTCTGATGCAACAACATAGTCGTAGTTTTCGGTTCCAATTGTATTGTTTAGGAAAACATTCAATTTATCAGCAACCCAACGAATACTCAATTGACCCGAAGTGGTGATTGCTTCTGCAACATCAGTTGAATAATACCTAAAATATTGATTACCAATTGCACCATAAGCAGAGTTAAGTTGAATCTTACGAACCATCTGAAAGTTATTGTACTTGGTAATTTTATTTTCTAGATTCGGTTCACCCGCTTGTTGACGTTTCTGACAATCGATCATTTTCTTCTTATATGTCTTTCTTTCAGCATACATCTTAGACATCAATTCTGGAAGGAACCCACGAATCTCGCGAGTGTAACATGTACCATTTGCTGCCACTGAATAATTTTTATCAGTATGCTTCTTCAACGCTCTTTTAAAATGATCAGATTGTTCACCAAGAGCAGCGTTTGGTGTGATAATAAAATCTTGTGGTTGATTAATTTTTGTCTCTGGACTAATATTGTATTGCATAATAAGGTGTGGGTATAGACTGTTCAAGTCAAAAGACACAACCCAATCATGCATTCCTGTGATTGGATCCTTTACATATGCGCCAACATATTGCTCATCTTTTTTCCCGCCCTTCTTGGGAGGAATTACAATATTTTCTTTTCTGAGGTGATGGTAGATAATTTGATCCCATGTTCTAACTTGAGAGAAAACATCCTCATAGTTCACCTTGGCAGAATAAGCTAATGCAAGGGCAAGCTCAAGTAATTTCATCTTATCTTCTAACATCTCAATCAACTCAACATCACGAACATTATACTCCATAAACTTTTGGAAGTCATTGCGATAAAAATCTCTAATTGTTTCGTATTCACCATAACCGAGTTTGCGTTCACCAAGTTCAACAAACGTAATGTGATCTAGTTTATATGATTCTTGATTTTTATATGTAAAAGTTCGATACAAGTCCAAGTAATCTAGAATAGAAACACCAAGAATCTGGAAAGTCAAATGCTTCTTACTGGATCGTTCAATTTCTTTCTCTCTGATTTTTTTCCATGGAGAAAGTTGTGCTGTCTCAACTGGAGTGAGTAGTTTGTTCATTCTTTGAACAAGATATGGAATATCAAAAAACTTAATGTTCCAACCAGTTACAATGTCTGGGTGTTCCATTTTCCAAATGTCTAGAAAATCGGCGAGAAGATCCTCTTCATGTTCATAGTTTCTACAATCAACATTGTCAATGTGAAACTCACCAAGTCCAAGCACATACTTCTTTCCATTAACAGAAAGAGTGATACCAATAACTTCCTCTTGTGGATCGTCAACTTGAGGAAACCCATGCTCACATTGCGTTTCGATATCGATATGAGCGATGACAATTTTTTCCATGTCATAGTCAACTTCACCCGAAAATTCATCACCAATATACTGATAAACGTAATCAGTATTACCATATATGTTGAAGTTAGGAATACCTTTGTATTTGTTAACAAACTCCCGACATTCTGAAATGTTTCCGGGGTTGATCGACTCTACAAATGTACCTTCCAATGTCTTAAATTCAGTTTCTTTATTTGATGGAACAAATAAAGTTGGTTGATATTTAACAACTCGCTTTACTGCTATTCCATTTTCAATCGCTCGATAGAGAATACCATCCCCAACGAGTGACACATTAGTATAGAAATTTGTCATATTTAAACCGGGTGGTGCATTACCGTGTTGGGTGGAAGATCTTTAGTTTCGTCATCGAAGATTGTAGATGTAGGTCCCGTTGGTAGCTTGATAACTTTGTGACTTGGTGCTTCATTTGGCGCAAGATCTTGCTCTGATTCTGGATTATCTTTATCTTGAACGTAAGCACCAAGGAGAACCATATAATTAACAACATCAATCATAGTGTCATAAAAACTCTCATCCTCAACGTGCATCTTACCAGACTCAAGAAAAGAACTCATCCGACTAATCTTATCAATCACCCGAACAAGAAAACCAGTCTCTGTTTGACAGACACCCATAGATTCACATCGTGTAAAATTAGCAAAAGGTTCCTTTCCTCCATTACCAGCATAGTCACGATTTTTAAGACTCATGAGATTTCTGGCATCTTCACATACTGATACATGAAATTTAATTAATTCATCACGATTCATCAGTTTACTCCTGTGCTTCCGAACCCACCGACTCGACTCGTCTTCTGTGTGGGCATTTCTGGGATTTGTTTAATTTCATATTCCACGTTCTCGATCATTTCGGCTTGTGCAATTCTTTCACCGTGATGAATTCTAACCGTCTGGTTGCTCGAATTGTACAACATCATATAACACTCATGATAATAATCAGAGTCAATTATACCTTCCCCATTCACCATCATCAATCCCTTTTTCAGAGAAAGACTTGACCTACTGTGAAGTCGCACAGAGAAACCTTCTGGAATATCAAAGATCAATCCAGTAGGAATCAGAACACGATTCTGCATAGGGATACTAATATAAGAATGTGAATTATCCCCCTGAACAGTAGTAGCATCTGTGGTCATATCATATAGACGCTCCTTGTTCACAGAGTCATATCCACGAACAACCATACCCGGCTCAAAGTGAGCATACAAGTCGAAGCAGGCAGATTGTTCGGTTCCCCAGATTGGTTGTTTCACACTATCGTGTAGTGGGTAGAAACCCAAAAAATCAGTCATCATATTTTCACCAAAGTTCCAGTCATTATCAGACATAATATATTCCTTTCACACTAACATAATAACACCAATACAAAAAATGTCAAGCTATTTTGCTGCTAAACCATCATCCTCTGAGGTTGGATCATAAACAATAGTTTTGATGGTTTCTGCGTTTGCCAATAGACCAGTTGCAGTGGCAACCAAAGCATCAATCAACTGAGTGTCTAGATCAGTTTTAGGTGCGATTTCCTTGAAGTTGTATGCGATGGCTTCAAGCCTCGATTGCATCTTATTGACATCGGCAATAAGAGCGGCGTAGTGTTGAATGTTAATCATTGTAAGTTCCTTATTTTAAAATGTTAGGGTGACAGTTATAGTTATGTTGTCGGTGTCATCAAGATTATTGTCAGTCCAAAAAGTTCCGGCTGCGGTGTCGCTTGTTGTCATATCAAATCTAGGTCTAGAGGCGGTTCCGTTAATAGAAACCGAGTCTGGTGTAAATACATTACCTCCCACAGTAAGTGTGGCGGAGGTCAAATTATTTCCAATATCAGCCTTGGTTTCAAATCCTGAAACACTGTCATCATTATCGGTCCTATATTGAATGATACTATTACCACTCAGCCTAAATTGGTTGTTGTTATTAAAAGGAGAAAATTGATCAGCTAGACTACCGCTTTCTGTTCCAGTGCTGTCCTGTTTTCTTCTGTCTATCAGGGACACACCACGAGCGATCGCTCTATCAGTTTGGACCTCATAGATGTACTGTGCGGTCGTTGACTGCGTGGGGAAGAATAGCCATTTAGGAGTCATGATGTTGTAGTATACTCCACACTAAAGATAACATCAGTAGCAGATGAATTACTCGAAGTAACAATACTCATAGTTGCTCCTGCTGAAACAGAAGTATTACCCAAGGAACTCTGAACTCCGCTCGTAGTGCTCACACTAGCAGCTTTAACTGTGGCGGCTGCATTTTTCAAAGTCGCTGTCACTGTACCAGAACCAGATTTAATGAAATAGCCAGTAATTGTTCTTGCTGTCGCTGGTGATGGATCGATAACATATGTTTTATCCGAAGCAGTTTCAATTTGACCTGTGTATGAATCAGTTCTAGTGGCAGTCACCAACCCAGTTCCATCAGCAAAAGTAATCCCTCTGTTACCTAGTGTTACACCAAGAGCTTGGATAGTTCCGGTTGTAAGTGTTGCAACATCGGGGCGGAAGAATAATCCTTCAGAAGTACTACCACTGTCAGTCTTCAATCCAAGCGAGACTGATCCTGATGCGGAACCCGCAGCAAAAGGAATTCTATATTGTGTGCTATCATCCACAGCAGTAACTTGTACATTATTCGCAATAGTCGCTGTTGATGCGGTGCTTGCCGAAAGAGCGACAGTCGCTGTACCTACCATGACACCGCTAGAAATCAGAACCGATCCAACCGTGGACGCACCACACGATATACCACTAGACTCTACTAACCCTGCAAACGTGGCTCCTGCTGCTGCGGATATACCAGTAAGGATTTTGAAGTCCCCAGCATTCACTTCTAGTTTTCTTTGGTTAACATCAAAGCTAATTTGCTGCGACGAATCATCAACTACAAGTTTTGTGCTGGAACCACCATCTTCGGGATCACCCAATGATACTTTATTATTACTCTCGACTTTAATTAAAGGCTCATCAGCACCAACTTGAATACCATTAGCATTTGCCATCACAGCATTTCCAGTGAGTTGTAGAATACTAAATGTTGCTCCCTTGTCACCCGACACACCACCAATGAAGTGGGTTCTACCAGTTACGTCCAATGCACCTGTAATATTAACGTCACCACTGTGGTTGACGATACCACCAAAGGTTGCTCCACCATCAGAGGAGATACCTGCTAGATGAATATGTGGTAATATATTCCGTGCAAGAACACTACCAGTCAAACCATCAAACGAACCAACCCCAGTAACTGAACCAGTTAACCCATTAAATGAACATACAACATCAACCACATCACCTGTGTTCCCACATACAGAAGAAACACCAATTACATCACCGGTAGCTCCATTGAACGAGTCAACAACGTCACCACCGCTGTGACCATGATCACTATCTGTTGTAGCTTTATCCCACGCAGAGCCGTTCCATACCCATGACTTAGCTCCTATTTGGTGCGTAGTAACATTGGTAACTAAATCATTTACTGGAAAGTTTATTGCAACCATTAAATTTCAAACCATTCGTTAGTGTTTCTCATTCGTAAAACTCCACCGCCACTACCTGTATCGAACCAGAGTTCGCCCGTCATGACCTCTTTATTTTCCGTAGATGGATCTGTATCAGAAATATACACAGGAGAACTGACCTGAACATCCTTTCCGTGTCTAGCTACATCAATATTTATACCACGGAATTTTATGTCACTAACAGAACCAATCAAAAGTCTACCGTCTTTTTTAATTCCAACTGCACCACCACCACCAATAGCGGTGAGTAGGTTATTAATTTCCAACCCAGATAAATTAGAAGTTCCTAACTTTGCTACAACTCTTTCTATTGCTTTTTCATCTAAATGTAACTTACCAGTCGAATCTTCATACTTTAATGGAAATTTTACTTTTAGTTTTGGTGATTCTCCATCTTGTCCACGCACACCCGGAGATCCTACCGATCCACGTTCTCCCCTATCTCCTTTGGGCCCCTTAGCACCAACATTTCCTTTGAGACCTTTAAGTCCACGATCACCTTTATCACCCTTTGTGCCATCTTTTCCGGGTAATCCATCGATCCCATCTTTACCATCATTACCGTCAGTACCGTCAGCACCATCTTTACCCGGTGATCCATCAACTCCATCAACACCCGGAATACCTTGCGATCCTTCTATGCCCGGTAGCCCGGGTTCACCTTGATCTCCTTTGGGACCAGGATCGCCCGGTAAACCATTGATACCCTGTGCTCCCTCTGGTCCAGGCTCTCCCTGTGGACCTTGCGGTCCATCTAATCCTTGCGGTCCTTCTACGCCCTGTTCACCATCATAACCGCGCATACCTTGCGGCCCTTCAGTTCCCATGACACCCGGATCCCCCTTCTGTCCGGGTGGACCGGGTAGACCGGGCTTTCCTTGAACCTGCTCAACCACCGGTCTAGATTTCTCAATAACCTCTTTGATTACCGGTGTTTGTTTTCTCTGAGGTTTGCTTTCATATACTACTTCTAGTACTTCTTTTATTGCGCGTTGGGGCCCCTGTAAAAGAAAAATTTCACCGTGATCATTTATAATATGCACTTCACCCAAACCAAACCCTAACGATATTCTAACGTCGGGTTCAGTCTGATTTATCTGTTCTACGATAGAACCAACTGATAAATTTTCATGTATGTTTTTAGCAACAATGAATTGCATTATCTACTCTTTACGGTTTTTTTCTTTCCCTTGGGAGAAGCAGTTTTGGTTGACTTTTTTACTCCCCGATTCTTTTTCTTTTCTAGCTTTTCTTCGATGTTGATTTTTTCTTTCTTGATCTTCTCAAGTTCATGATCAATATTATTCTTGAATTCATCAGAATGAATTGAACTCAAAACTTTTTCATACTCTTCGAAATTTTTAGCTACCCGATCCCTTGCTTCTCCTTCGGGTACCATATTATCCTCTAGTAACTTTTTACATGCAGAATAACCAACATGAGGCTTTCCGGCATAATATGCAGAAGCAGCAACTTCATCTAAGACGGACCAAGTATAAACATCTTCCTGAACAAAAAGTATATCATCCTGTGGGTATGGAATTTCAATGGCGTTTTTTGCAAATACATAAGCAATTGCAGGTCTACCATTCATTCTATTCAGTCTTGCTAGATGATATAGTGGTTCTGCTCTACTAGGTCTAGAAGCATGTGCCAAGAGAAATTTATCTTGTATTTGTTCGAATGGTTTACCCAGTAATGCATAAGCCATTGCAACTCGAAGTAAAGCAAAGAAGCACTCTTCTGGCCATCCACCCATCTCAGCTCGTTTCTGGTAGGCTTCTGCTGCCTTTTCCCATTGCTGTGAGTCAAAATAACTCTGAGCAAGGTAGAACTGATACCGAGCATTTTTTGGATCCTCTAGTAGTGCGTTTTTTAATGTCTCAGCATCACGAGAATATTTTTCCTTTGGGTCAATTCCTACGTTTCTTGCACCTTCAGTTCTTGCTTCGAGATGATATTCACCTCCAAGTTTACCAATCTTTGGATTTTCCATTCCAACACATTGTGCATATTCATGAAGTATACCTTCATACTTCCATCCACAAGACAATCTAAATATCTGATTTCGCCACCAACTAAAATCACCACGATGAATAAGCAAAGCATATGAATCTAGATCTAGATTACTAATATCGGGAGTCCCTACGATTTCATCGTCGGCATCAATTACCCAAGCAAAATCAGCCCCGCTCTTCTCTGCGTATTGAAGTGATTCAGTTCTAGATCCCATTTTACCATTGTGATCACCAAAGCCTTTCCAGTCAGAGAGATAAACTTCACCCGGAACATTTAGCTCGTCCATGATTTCTTTAATTTTCTCTGGTGTACCGTCAGTTGATCCGGTATCAGTAATATCATAACGATCGATGTAAGGGGCAATTGATTTTAGACATCGTTCAATGACGTGTGTCTCATCTTTTACGATCATGCATAGAGTAATTGTTGGTTTGTTCATATTAAATCCTTATAATGAATATTTATCAGCAGCATCTAATTCTGCGGTTTCTGTATATGTATTTAGTCCATTCGTAACCACCTCTTCAGGAGCGGAAGCAACAACATCATCCAAACCCATTTCGACATTATTGAGAATCCAGGCATATGTTTTCTCGATACCTTCGCGCAGAGATTTTGATGGACACCAATTTAGTTTTTCTCGCATAAGATCATTATCAGAGTTTCTACCCCGCACACCAGTCGGACCATCAATATGATTAATATCGACTTTCTTGTTAGCGACATCACTGACAATTTCCACTAACTGATTGATGGTTACCATTTCCTCCGAACCAATATTCATTGGTCCCATGAAATCACTTTCCATCATTTTTCTCATTGCATCAAGACACTCATCAATATAAAGGAACGAACGAGTCTGCTCTCCATCACCCCACATCTCAATTCTGGACACCTCCCCGTTGTAATGTGCGACTTCTGCTACCTTACGACACATAGCAGCGGGAGCTTTCTCTTTGCCATTGTTCCAAGAACCCTGAGGTCCAAAGATGTTATGAAATCTAGCGACTCTAATATCAAGCCCGTAGTTTCTGTTAAAAGCGAAGTAAAGTCTTTCACTAAACAACTTCTCCCACCCATACTCACTGTCAGGGGCAGCAGGATATGCTGAATCTTCAGAGCACTTTGGGTTGTCAGGATCTAGTTGGTTATATTCTGGGTACATACAAGCAGAAGATGAGTAAAAGATCTTTGGTGGATTCTTAAATTCACTTGCAACCTTAGCAACATTAAGATTAATCATAGCGGAGTTGTGCATAACATTTGCATCATTATCTCCAGTAAAGATATAACCTGCACCGCCCATGTCCGCAGCAAGCTGATAAACTTCATCAAAAGTAATACTCAAATCACCAACGGCAGCTTTCATTGCACGGCGAACATTTCGTTCACTTCTAAGATCAAGAACCTGAAAGTCGTCACAAGGTAGATCAGTATATTCGTGCTCCTTGATATCAACGCCACGAACCCAATAACCTTCGTCCTTTAGTCTTTGCACTAAATGACCACCAATAAAACCACCTGCTCCACAAACTAATGCTGTTTTCATTTTTTTCTCCAAAACGAATAAATTCCTTTGTCAATTTCAAATTTATCAAAATCTCGACGCTCTCGATTTTCTTGTTCCTTTGCCCAATTCCACATTTCAGTTAGACCATCCTTTAAAGATGTATTGTCAACATAATCTAAAAGATCAACTGACTTCTGGTGGGTGGACCACGCGAACTTAGCTTCGTGTCTTTCTTCTAGATGTTTTATTTCACCACCACCCATAACCTCTAATAAAATATTAGCTGCTTCTTTGATTGAGTATTCTTTAATTCCACCTAGATTAATAATTTCCTTTGATGCTCGTGGATCTACTGCGGCTTTCCACAATGACTCGACACAATCATCAATATAACTAAATGCTCTTTTCTGTTCACCGTCACCGAAGATGGTTAGTGGTTGCCCATTTAAATGTTGATACATCCAAATACCTAAGACGTTCCTGTATTTGTCCCAAATATTTTGTTTGATACCATACACATTATGTGGACGAATAATACACCAATCAAGATTATGTTGCTTCCCAGCTATTACTAAGTCCTGCTCACATGCGGACTTTGCAATACCATATGGATCGATAGGCTTTCTTGACATATCTTCTGAGAAAGGTGGATTCTGATCTCCATACACAGCCATACTTGAAGTGAATACCAAACGCTTAATGTCATGATTGATACAATTATTAATTACATTAGCTGTACATACTGTATTNTTTTGATAATTGTAACTACGAATGAATGGGCTAAGTCCCTCTGCGGCATAAGCTGCAAAGTGAAAAACATAATCTGGCTTTTCTTCCTCAAACACCCAATTCAAATTATCTGAATTTAACAAATTTTCCTGATGTCTATTCCAGAATTTAACTTTGGGATTTACATTTTCCTTATAACCACCAGACATATCATCAAAACCAATAACCTCATAGTCGGGGTGATTTTCAATAATCCAATCTGCTAGGCGGGATCCCAAAAGCCCTGCTACACCTGTAATCAATACTTTCATTTTAAAAAGTCACTTTCTCTTTTTTATGTGGTTGCTGTACTGTATATTCTTTATATGGTTCTATTACTTTATATTTATTATTAGTTTTGTAACAAGAATAATCAAAACTCAATTGATCCCTATAACTAAACTGAGCAACCATAGACCACCACTGTTCATTTAGTTTTGCTATTTGTGGAGTATTTCTTCTTACCAATAGATGACATGCACCAAGACCATTATTTTCTGGATAACCATTAAATCTCATATGCGCAACTTCATCATCAACCACATCAGGATCCTCATATTTTAACACATCACGTATTTCTTTAGCCTCAGCGTAAGCACACGATCGGTATGGATTTTTATGTAGAGCGATATCGTGATCCGTTAAAAACTCATCAATAAAAAACTGTGGGTGTCTGTTGATAAACATATTTGAGTCAACGTAAATTGTATAATCATAGTTCGGAAAATATAAATGTGAGTTAATTTTTGGATGTCGTGAAGTCTTTCTAACTGTATCAGATGTCAACATTGGAGCCTTGAGTTGCCAACCCGACACACTTTTCGGCTCCTCTTCGTCTGTTATCATGAATAAATCAACTCCCGGAATTTCCGGTATCGATATATTTTCATCATAACCACCTATGTTCACAGTGTAAACAGCTATCTTCATACTTCTACTTGTTTCCAATTGAATCTAATATAGTCATCTGACCAATCCACTTTTCCAGATTTTTTTTGCTCTAACAATTCAGAATTCACAAAGCAATCTCTCTCAATATCAGATTCACCATCCGAGTCAATTGTAACATGTAAGTCATATCCTTCATGAACCACATAATTATCTTGACTCGCTCTCCAGAAAAAAGCAGGATCGTTCATACCATAGTCTTCACAAAAATCTTCATCCCAGGCACCGATACTCCAAAAATCATCTTTTCGAATCATGAATTGACCGGGAGTTATTTTGTTAGCGTTACTGATTGATGTTCCATTTGTTCTATAGAACTTATAAATGCTCTTGTCTGGTGCCGACTCAATCAGTTCCAGAAGTTTGTTCATGGTTTCCTCTGGAATGATAGTGTCCATGTCTTGTTTGATAAACCACTCAGTTTGAGTTTTATCGGCACCAAGATTCACTGCACCCGGAACATTAAAATAAACGTCATCGGTAACTCTGTAGACATTAAGATCGAACTCACAACTAGAAAAATCAAAATCTTCTGTAGAATTTTTCATCGAACAATCATCTACCAAAATAAAATTAACTTCATCTCTCAGATCCTTTGAATATGAATTCCAGTTGTCAATCTGCTTTCTAAGCATTTTATCTTGATTATAATATGTCATAACAACTGTCAGTTTCATGTGAGTAAGTACCCTTCTCGTTGCCCTTGATTCCAATAATAACCAAAACCGTACTCACCAATCATATTTTCATAAAGTGACATCATCGACTCGGGTTTCTTTTTACCATCATCACTTAGAACATGATCAAGACAAATAATACCAGATTTAGCATTTTTTCTAGATGCTAGATAAATATCATTTGCATGTACATCATAACTAGATGCACCGTCAATATATACAAAAGAGTATTCAATCAATTGTATCAACGCATCCGACATTTCTGTACTAGAATTTTCCATGTGAAGGTGTACTGTGTCACTATATGGTTTTGTATTCTTTAAAAATTGAAAATATTTATCGGTTAACTTTTCATTTCCACTTGTACTTTTTCCAGTATTATATGGATCAATACAAGTAACCTGCCTATCATACCGAGCAGCAACCTCAGCAAGAATAGCAGTAACTCGACCCTTACCACACCCAATCTGTAGAATATCACCCGAATGCATCTGTAGTGCATAATCGGCTGTCGCATATATCCTAGCATTCTGTTGCTTGATTCCAAAATTAATTGGTGTCTCCAAGAAAGAATCTCGAACTACTCTTCTTGGTTCGTGATACTGTTCACATATCATTTTAACTTTATCTAACATTTAATTATCCTTATTGTTACTTTTTCAATCATATCTCACCTTATTTCTTGCATAATCAATACATGCAGCGAGTCCATCTTTCATTTTAACTTTAGTTTCCCACATCAAACATTGTTTTGATTTTATTGGACAACCTAGACTAAATTTATTTACTTCATCAACAATCCGTTTGCGAGGTAGTGGATGTTTACCAGAAAACAACTCTGGATAATTGTCCCAAAATGTTTCCGGTGAATTGTATTTTGCTGCATTGTCCACCATCATGTTACATTTAAAAAGATCATAAATCTCACGAACCGAATAACACTCACCAGAGCAAACATTGAACACCTCACCTGCTAACCCAGAATCATGATTCACTAATATATGTATTAGATCAATTAAATCGTCAATATACACATAATCTCGTTTTTGATTTCCGTCGGAGTAAAAAGTTGGTGTTTCACCATACAATAAACATTTGGTAATATACCCCAACAAAGGTGGTTGCTTTCTCATGAAATCCTGATGTGGTCCATACACATTAAAAAATCTAAGAATATTAATATCCATGTTATAAACATCAACATAAGATTTACACAACAATTCAGCTTGTCTTTTTGTGACAGCGTAAACTAAATTGGGTTCTTTCTCAACCTGATCCTCCTTGAATGGAGCGTTCTTGCAGTTTTCATATACAGCACTCGTACTTGCAAATATGACTTTTTTAATGCCATGTAATCTACAAGTTTCTAGGACATTTGCAGTACCCTCTACATTATTTGAAATTGCAGACACCGGATCTGACTGACAATCGGGGAGAGGGGCAACTCCCGCTAAGTGTAAAACAACATCTGGTTTGTAGGCTTCGAATAGAAGATTTAGATTACTTCTAATATCATACTCCACAAAAGATCCAAA